AACCACACTCATGATATAATGTGAAAAGACAAATACTAAAAAATAATTTTATATAAATAAAGCCAAAAACACAAGGAGATAAATATGGGTGGAAGTTCAAGTGATTCAGGAGGATCAAGCAATATTGAAAGCCTAAGGTCAAGAGATAGAGCAATGGCAGAGGCAACCAATCGTGCCAAAGAAGAACAAGAAGCTAAGTCAAGACAAACTGCTTTTGATGATTATCAGCAACAACGTAGTGCAGCTTCTCAGGGTATAGATGTAATGATAAGTCCTCAGAAAGCTAAGACAGTTAGAGAAAATGCAGGTCTTGCTATGATGCTAGATGAAAGGGCTAAGACATCTCAGATAAAAGTTCCGATTCCTACATTGGGTACAGTTGCTATGGGTACTATTAGTTCTATTAGTTCAAAGCAACAAGCAAGGGCATTGAGGTCAGGTGGAATACCAGTTTATGATAGTAGTTCTTCTATGTTCGATGCTGATAAAGATTATAGAGGGGTTGTAAAAGATGGTCGTTTTTCAGGTGATTCTTCTTTTAGTCCTATAGGTAGAAGTGAGGGTGTAACGAGAACTGAGTCAGGATCTTATTCTGTTTCTGCTAAGTCTGATGATGGTGGCAATGATAGTCCTACAGAAGAGATAATATCTCCATCTCCAAAAGACATGACAACACCAAAGCCAAAAGCTCCATCTATATCTACTGCATCAAGAAGAGCATTGATATCAGGTGCTGGTGGTGGTGCATTAAGAAGAAATCTTTTATGAAACTAGACTACAAACCCCCAGGGGCAGTAGCAAAAGCATTTATGAAAGATGGTTCTTTTGTACGTGGTATAAGAGGGCCAGTCGGAAGTGGGAAATCTGTTACTTGTTGTATGGAAATAATGAGGAGATCAGTTGCCCAACAGCCCAATGATCAAGGTGTAAGAAAGAGTCGTTGGGTTATTATTAGAAACACAAATCCACAACTTAAAACTACAACTATCAAAACATGGAGAGATTGGTTTGACGATAGTTTGGGTCGTTTTGTGTGGTCACCACCATATACACATAATGTATGTTTTGCTCTTGGAGATAAGACTACAGTAGAGCTAGAGGTAATATTTTTAGCTTTGGACAAGACTGAAGATGTAAAAAAGCTATTATCTTTAGAGTTAACTGGTGTTTGGGTAAATGAAGCTAGAGAGATAAATAAAAATATAATAGATGCTTGCACAATGCGTGTAGGTAGATATCCATCAATGAGGGAGGGTGGCCCATCTTGGTATGGTGTTATTATGGACACAAATGCTCCAAGTGAAGATCACTGGTGGGGAATTGTAGCTGGTGAAGTACCAATACCTGAGTACATGACACAAGAAGAAAAGCTGCTTATGGTCAAGCCTGACGATTGGAATTTCTTTTCACAACCATCTGCTATGTTTGAGAAAAAAGATGTACATGGCAATTTATCAGGATATGAAGCTAATTTACAATCTGAGAACAGGGTAAACTTACAAAATGAATATTATGACAAGATAATTTTGGGTAAAGCTCCTTCTTGGGTAAAAGTATATGTATTAAATGAATACCAAGCCTTATTAGATGGTAAGCCAGTTTATCCTACATTCAGAAGAGATACTCATGTTTCTAATGAGCCATTAGTGCCATCAGAAACCAGCGATGTAATTGTTGGCATTGACTTTGGTAGATCCCCATCAGCTGTCTTTTGTCAGCAGTTGCATTCTGGAAAATGGATTATATTCCATGAGATAATTGGCAAAGACATGGGTGCTATAAGATTTGCAGATATATTGAAAAAAGAAATATCTAAAAACCAATGGGATAAGCACACATATAAATTTATTGGTGATCCAGCTGGTAATCAAATGGCACAGACTTCTGAGCATACACCATTTATGATGTTGCGAGCATCAGGGATTAATGCTTATCCAGCACCTACAAACGATATATCTATAAGAGTAGAGGCAGTTGAATCTGTAATAAATAGAATGACAGATGGTTTTCCATCTCTTACAGTCAGCCCTACTTGCACTAATTTGATATCAGGGTTTGAGGGTGGTTATCAATTTAAGAGAATGTACTATATGGGATCAGAAAGATATGAAGAAAGACCTGATAAAAACAGATTCTCACATTGCCATGATGCATTACAATATGCTTTCTTAGGAGGAGGTGAGGGTCGAAAGGTAATGTTAGGTGGTCAAAGAGCAGCTACTGCGACTGTTGTTGAAAGAACAAGTAATCCGTTTGATAGAATGAAACGAAGAAATAATAAAAATAGTAGATTTGGAAGGCAAATGGCTAGATGAAGTGGATAATTTGCTTTTGTGATAGTAAAAATATAGGTTTATGGAAGCTATTTACCAAATATCGTGCTGGATTCACTCATGTTTATGCTGTTAGATACGATCCTGAGTTAGAATTGTGGCAAAAGGTAGAAATTACTACAAATGGTTTTGATTTTCAGAGTTTAAAAGGTGAAAAAGCTACAGAATTAGTGTTAAATATGCATTTATGCAACACTTGTGTAGAGGTAGATATAAAAGATTATCCTATTTATATACCAAGATTGTTTTATTGTGTTAGTTTTATAAAGCATCTGTGTAATGTTCGTAAGTTTTGGATCTGGACACCTTATCAGTTGTATTGTGAATTGCTAAAAAGAAAAGGTTCAATAATATTTGAATCAAAAGATTTATTGGAGTCATCAAATGGGTAGTCTATTTTCAACACCAAGAGTTGCACCTGATCCTGAATTAGCCAAGCAAAAAGCAGAACAAGAACGAATTAACAAAGAAGCTGCTGCTGATCAGAAGTTTCAACGTGAAGAAAAGGTAAGAAAGTTAGCAAGTAATAAAATTGGACAAAAATCCCTACAAGACGAAGATGTAGAAGGTTTTACTGGATATAGACGTAATCTTACCAAGTCTAAAACTATGGGAGGAAGCTACAATGCGTAGTGAATATGGTGGAGATTCAGGCAAAGCACCAGCTGGTGGTCAATCTGGAGATCGTGCCGAATACCAAAAAGTAATGAATCGATTCAAAAAAGCCAAAGGTAGATGGCAGAATTGGTCTGATATATGGGAAGAGATATATGATTATGTATTACCACATAGAGAAAGTTTTTTCGGTGAGTATGCTGGTCAAAGACGAACTGAGAATATTTATGATGAAACAGCAGTAACTGGACTCCCTAGATTTGCCTCAAGACTTCAGCTTGGCTTTTTTCCTCCAAATGGTCGAGCATTTAAACTAGCCCCAGGCCCTGAGTACCCAGCAGAGAGCATCAACTCTCAGCTATTGAAAGAACTTGATGATATTACGGAACTACTACATGAAGGGCTAAGAAATAGTAATTTCAATTCCGAGTTTCATGAAGGTCTTCAAGATTTAGGTATAGGTACGATGAATATGCTTGTTGAATCAGGACGTTTTACAGGCGATCTCCATTTTACTGCTGTACCACCAAATAACGTGGCACTTTTATCAGGTGCTATGGATCAAGTGACTGATTGGTTTCGATGGAATTACGACTGTGAAATTACAGATGTAAAGCATAGATATCCTGATGCAAAGTTTAGTAAGGACATGGAGCTTGTACAACAAAGAGATCCACATAGAAAGACTAGAATAATTGAAGCAACTATGTTTGATAGTGATGATAAATTTAAAGATGAATATACTTATTTTCTTTTATCAGAAACAGACAACCATATTTTACAAAAGACTAAGTTAAAAGGCAAAGGATCACTACCTTGGTTGACAACAAGATGGTCTAAAAGTGGTATGGAAGTTTGGGGAAGAGGCCCAGTATTACAAGCTATGCCAGCAATTAAAACTTTAAACCTAACTGTGCAGCTTATTCTTGAGAATGCAGAAATGGCAATAGGTGGTGCATATGTATATGATGATGATGGTGTATTCAATCCTGATAACATTACAATACAGCCTGGGACATTTATACCAAGAAGCCCAGGGAGTTCATTAGAATCTTTACAAAGCCCAGCACGTTTTGATGTTGGTCAATTAATATTGGAGGATATGAGAAGAAATGTCAGGAAGGCTATGTATATTGATGAACTCGATTCAAGAGCAAATGCGAAGACACCATTGTCAGCAACAGAAGTTTCAGAAAGGCTTGCTGACGTGGCAAGAGATATGGGAGCAGTCGCAGGGAGAATGCAGAAAGAATTTTTGCACCCATTGGTTGAAAGGATCGTACATATATATTCAGAGCAAGGTATCTTGGATATACCGAAAGTTGATGGTAGGGAAATAAGAATAGTACCAGTATCACCATTGCTAAGGGCTCAAGATCAACAAGATGTTGCTGATTTTGTCAGATTTCAACAAACTATAGCTGGAACATTTGGGCCTGACATAACACCAGCATTGTATAATCAAGAAAAAGTAATACAATATCTAGCATCAAAGTTTGGTGTTAAAGAAGAACTATTGGCTAGTAGAGATGAAGTACAAGGGAACATTGACATGGCATTACAACTAATGCAACAACAACGAGGACAATAATGAAAAAGGAAAAAGTCAATGCATCTATCGATAGTCGAAGCTACACTACTGAAGTTGAAGCTGATCTTAATAATAAAGCCTATGCTCTTTTTGGTTCAGGGATTGGCAAGTTGTTCCTTCAATATTTGGAGAATCTCACAACGGGCAACATTCATGGGGCAGGCGTACCAATCGAAAGTCTTGCTCACTTTGAAGGTCAGAGGTGGGTAGTTGCACTAATAAAACATAGAACAGAACTTGGGAGAAGAAATGGCGATACCAACTAATCCAGCACTATATGCAAAAGCCAAAGCTATTGTAAAAAAAAGAGTTGCTAAATGGCCATCGGCATATGCCTCAGGGCAGTTAGTTATTCAATATAAGAAAATGGGTGGTGGTTATAAAGGTGGCAAAAAGACATGAGTCTTAAGAAGTGGTTTGGTGAAAAGTGGGTTGATATATCCACAAAGAAAGATGGTAAGCACCCAAAGTGTGGAAGAACTATGGGAGATGGTAGAAAATATCCCAAATGTGTACCATCATCTAAAGCTGCAAGAATGACAGTAGCTGAAAAACGAAAAGCCACCACAAGAAAAAGGAAGACAAACCCTGAAGGTGGTGGTAAAAAACCAACTTATGCAAGGACGTAACAAATGGCAAAGACACCAGCATGGCAACGTAAAGAAGGGAAAAACCCAAGTGGAGGACTCAATGCCAAAGGTAGAGCAAGTTTACGTCGTCAGGGGAAGAATATCAAACGTCCTGTTTCTGCGAAAGAAGCTAAGAAAAGCCCAAAAGCAGCTGCAAGACGTAAATCATTTTGTAAAAGAATGATGGGAATGAAAAAGAAATTGACTAGTAAGAAAACGGCTAATGATCCAAATAGTCGTATTAATAAAGCACTAAGAAAGTGGGACTGCTAAATAAGGAGATAATATGTCTGATGAACAAACAACTCAAGAAAGCAATGAAAGCACCGATACAGAAGTCCAAAGCACCATTGCAAACGACACAGGTGAACAAAACGAAGTCGAACAAAAAGACTCAACAGAAAGACCTGAATGGCTTGATGCTAAGTTTGAAACACCTGAGCAGTTGGCAAACAGTTATAATCAACTACAGCAAAAGTTTCATAGCCGTCGTGATGAAATTAAAGCAGAGCTTGTGGACGAACTTAATGAAGAGGCTTCCAAAGAAGTTCCAGTAACACCAGCTGATTATAAGCTAGAGGTACAAGATGAAGAAGGTAATAATTTAGACGTACCTGAAGATGACACTATGTTAAATTGGTTTAGAGATAAGGCACATAATATGGCTTTATCACAAGATGAATTTAGTGATTTTGTTTCTGAGTATATGACAATGCAAGCACAAAGTGGGCCTGATTGGAATGTAGAATCAGAAACTCTTGGTGAACACGCTGACAGAAGACTGGAAAGAATAGATGCCTGGGCAAATTCAGTATTAGGTGAACCTGATTACAATACGTTTGCAAGTATTCCAGCATCAGCTGGTATGGTTAAGTTCTTTGAATCCATCATGGAATTGAATGGTCAGCCTAAGTTTAATATGACATCTACTACTGAGTTTCAAGAAGCAGTTACTAAAGAAGACTTACAAGCTGCACAAAGAGATGAAAAGTATTGGAAAAATGGTGGAGATCCAGTTCATATTGCAAAAGTAAGAGCTATGGCATCTCAATTATCAAGACAAAGAGATAGAGCCTCTTAGTAATGTGAATAGTCAAAGACTTAATTTTCTGAAACATTGTAATTACTAGAAGGCTCGTAGAACTACTTAGAGGCCCAATATTGGAATAACTTCAAGGTAGTAGTGAAGCGAATAACCAGAATAGTATAATTTTTAACTTATAACGGAGGCTATAATGGCTGTTAATACCATAAGCACTTCCTTTATTGAGGAGTTTGAATCAGGGGTACACGTTGCGTACCAGAGAATGGGTTCAAAACTTAGGAATACTGTTCGAACTAGAAATGGTGTAAAGAACAAAACAACATTCCAAAAAATCGGTAAAGGTTTTGCTACTACAAAAGCAAGGCATGGTAACGTCGCACCTATGAATCTTGCACACACTAACGTAAATGTAACAGTTGAGGATTATTTTGCTGGAGAATGGGTCGATGATCTAGATCAGTTAAGAATAAACCACGATGAAATGCAAGTTGCACAACAATCAGGTGCATATGCTTTAGGTAGAAAGACAGATGACCTAATATTAGGTGCTATGACTGGAACATCTTCTGCACATGACGAAACTTCTAACGGCATAACTTTAACATGGGCTTTAGAGCTTATGGAAAAGTTTGGCAACAATAATGTCCCTGATGATGGTCAGAGATATGCTGTTGTTGGCTGGGAGCAGTGGTCGCAACTGATGGCTATTGATCAATTCTCAAGAGCAGAATATGTTGGTGAAGCAGATCTTCCTTTCCCTAATGGCGTAACTGCTAAAAGATGGTTAGGATTCATGTGGTTTGCACATGGTGGTCTTACTGAACTAAACGGATCAGGTGCAGCTGGAACTACTCATAGAGAGTGTTTTGCTTACCATAGAGATGCCGTTGCTCATGCAATCGGTACGGATATAACTTCAAATATGCAATATCACAACGATAAGGACAGCTACTTTGTATTAAATAAAATGCAACAGAACGCAGTCTTAATCGATGGTGAAGGTGTATTTGAAATGGAACTAAAGAAATAGGAGGTAGACATGGCGTTAGTACAAGCAGACTTAAGTTTAGTTTCCTATGCTGGTAATGGGTTCCATATCTGGAATTACAAATCTACTGGTGATGCTCTTAACACAATAGATGCTGCTGGATATTTCAATGCATTAGTCAACGAAATGAATGTTGGCGATGTTATATTCATCAATGCATCTAATGGTTTTGGTATTACAACTGTGGTATCTAATGATGGATCAGCAATCGATACTGCTGATATTGTTAGCATGACCTCGGATAGTAGATAATGGCTAAGAAACCAACAAAAACTAAGGAGGTGGCTGTAAAGGCCACTTCCTCTCATACTGTAGAAACATCAAATGGTACAGTTTATACTGTTAGATTTGGGGATAAAGTTAAATTAGGGAGTAAAGTTGATGCCAAAAGCTAGTGATGGAAAAAACTTTCCATATACAAAAGAGGGTCTTGTCCAACTTAAAGCATACAACGAAAGACTAAAGAAAAAGCCAAAGACAATGGGTAAAGAAAAGAATGGCAATGGTGAAAGTATGCTAACTGCCAATCAGAAGAAACTACCTGAAGATCTTAAGAAAAAAATAATTGCTAAAAAAAAGGAGTCAGCATAATGAAAAAAAAGGGTAAAGGCAAAGGTGGCAGAGGCTACTAATGAAAAATAAAGGTCTTTCAAATAATCCAAAAACTAGAAAATTAGTAGCAAATCGTATGATGAATACTAGATCATATATGAGTGCATTAGCTGAAAAAGAATCACTTATACGTGAAAGACCATTTTCTTTTCAGGGTAATAAGACTGATATGACTAAATATAATCAGTTTCAAAAATCAGCACAAACAGGTGTGCCTCAAACTGATAGTAAATTAAATAAGACTTTTGCAAATTATGGTTCTAAATTTAATAGATTATCTGGTGCAATGGAAAAAGATCAGATTGCAAATAAACTAAAAAAATTCAAGACAATGGGCAAAGTTATGACAGCAATAAAAAATGTTTCTGTCCCTGGCATAATTGGGACTATTATGAGTCCAAAGAAAGTTGGTGACGCTACATTAAATCAAAAGAAAAAAGATCGTAATCCAAACTTTCCGAGGTAAGAATGCCACAAACAGCTAAGACGGATATTGAAGTAGCACAAAGAGCTATGGTTATGGTGGGAATGGAACCACTCTCATCATTTACCGAGGGTACTGATGAAGCCTTAGTTATGAATACAAGTTATGAAGATATAGTTGAAGATTGTTTGGCACAGAATAATTGGAACTTTGCTTCTGGTCAAAAAGTATTATCAAGACAAGCTGATGCTCCAGTTGCAAGATGGTCGGCAGCTTATGTTCTACCTACAGAGCCTTCAGTTATACAAGTACAAACTGTTACAATAGCTGATGCAGTACAGCAATATGATATATATGAAAGATTTATATATCTTAATGCCAACGAAGATGATGAAGTAGTTTTAAACTACATATTTCGAGTTGATACACAGTTTTGGCCACCAGCATTTACTTTATGGGTTATATATCGCCTTGCATCTATTTTGGCTTTAGCAGTAACGAGAAAAGGTGATATAGCTAGATCATACAGTCAATTAGCTGAAGTTCAGTTTAGAAGAGCTAAAGCTAGAGATGCACAGCAAGTAACTACACAACAAGTTGCTCTCAGCAGATTTCATAAAATAAGACTTGGATCTGGTATTTATGCAAAGATCGAAGGAGAATCAACGAGTTGAATGAATGGCATTATTAAGACAGTTTACTACAAATTTTTCATCAGGGGAGTTATCCCCTCTTTTGTCATCTAGAGTCGATGCAGCTGCTTATGCAAATGGAGCTTTTAGGCTTCGTAACGTAAGGTTAAAGGCTCAGGGGGGTTGCACTAGGCGACCTGGGCTTAAATACCTTCAGACGCTTGCAAATGAGGCTTATCAGACGGAAGCATATGTATTTGATGAAAATGAAGCATATATATTACTATTTAGTAATACAAAACTTAGAATTGTAGATATTTCAGATCCAACAACATTATTACAGACTATTACAGGTTGTCCTTGGCAAACATCACAAATTGGATCATTAGTTGTTTCCCAAAGTGGTGATACAATGTTTTTGACACACCCAGACATTCCTATGCAACAAATAGAAAGAACAAGTTCTACTAACTTTACTAGAACAGAATTTGATTTTGATATTTCATCAGGATTAAAATTTCAACCATATTTCAAGTTTGCAGCTGGTAGTGTGACTATTACACCTAGTGGAACAAGTGGATCTGTCACACTTACAGCAAGTGCTACTGCTTTTACATCAGCATATAATGGACTTTATCTTAGATTAGTAGATGATGCACTTACAGTACGTCATGCTTTGATAACAGGTTATACAAGTGGGACAGTTGTTACTGCTACTTTATCAGGAGCAATAGCGAATACCAATGCAATAACTACTTGGGCTGAACCAGTATTTAGTTCTGTCAGGGGTTTTGCTAGAGCAGTTACTTTACATGATCAACGATTAATATTTGGGGGGAGCAGAGATTTACCTAACTTCTTGTTTATGTCAAAGATTGCAGAATTTACAAACTTTGATGTAGGAACAGCACAAGATGATGAATCTATCCAAATACAAATCGCAGAAGCACAGGTGTCAGAAATTAAGGCTTTGCAATCATTTCGATTTCTCACAATCTTTACTTCTGAGCAAGAACTCTTTGTGCCTACAAGTGAGAACAAACCTCTTACACCATCGACAATCACAGTTAAAAAACAAACTAGCTATGGATCAGGATCAGTTCAACCACAAGAGTTTGATGGTGCAATAGTATTCTTAACTAAATCCAAAGGTGCAATCAGAGAGTTTATTTTTTCAGATATATCACAAGCCTATAACTCAGACTCAATTACTTTGTTATCGGAACATATTATAGGGACTCCATCAGCTATTGAGGCTCAAAGAGAATCAGCTGATCAGATGGAGGGATATTTATACCTATTAAATACAGATGGTCATATGCCAGTATTTATGTCTATTAGAAAAGAAAAAGTACAAGGCTGGGTTAGGTACGATACAACTGGTAATTTTAAAAACATAGTTAATGTAAATAGACAGATATATACAGTAGTCGAAAGAACAATAAATAGTTCTACAGTTACAACATTAGAATTGTTTTCCAATAGCTTTCATTTAGATATGGCATCACAGCAAACTGGTAGTGCTACGACAACATGGACTGTTTCACATTTACCCAACACAGAAGTCCAAGTGAAGTCAGGTAATTTTAGTTTAGGTACATTTACTACAAATGGTAGTGGTCAACTTACACTTAATGATGCTGTAACATCAGTTGAAATAGGGCTTGGCTATACTCCTGAAATAACGACACTTCCTCCTGAAATGCAATTACCAGATGGTATAAGTGTTGGGCAAAAACGTAGGGTTGTTAGAGCAGTTCTAGATTTAGTATCTACTCTTAATGTGAAAGCTGGTGGTACTAGGATTCTGTTAAGATCTGTCACAGATGATTTTTCTTTAGATCCAACTGCTCTTACACAACGTAAAGAAGTTTATTTGTTAGGTTGGTCAAAAGAGGGTAGAGTAACTGTAACACAAGAAGAGCCATTACCAATGACGTTGAATGGAATATTATTAGAGGTTGAAGTATAATGGGTGCTGCTGGATATGCTATAAGTGCTGTAATGTCATTAGCTGCTGCAAGGCAAGCTCAAAAAGCCTATGCAAATGATGCACAAGCTGCAATGGAACAAGCTGAAGTTGCTAAGATACAAGCTGATCAAGAAGCAATCAATAGAACAGCACAGTTAAATGCACAACTAGCCAGAATATCTGCAAGTCAATCAGGTGGTGGTGTATCTATAGGAACTAGTGGTAGTTTCCAAGCACTAAAGAAAAATGAAGTTAAATTAGCAAATGCTGATATATCTGCAATAAAGTTTATGGGTTTACAAAATAGACGTAAGTTTCAACTTGATGCTAAGTCAAGCAAACTTAAAGGTAAAGCAGCAGTTATAACAGGTGTATCAAATGCAGCTTCGGCTGGATCTAAAGCATACTATGCAAATAAGACTGGAACAACATAATGGCAATTAAAAGAACAATTACACGGCAATATGGTGTTAGACCTGTACAGATGGATACATCATCTGGAGCATTGGCTTTAGCACAAGCAAGTCAGAATGTAGCTAATACTATATCTAACGTGACTAAATTTGTTGACGATAATCAATTCCAAGAGGCAGTTCTAAAAGCTGAGATAGCTGGTAGACAAGTTGGATCACAAACAATTCAAGATAAAAATGGTAATACTATACCTAAACCACTTGATCAAAATACATTAAATTCTTTTACTGCTGATATTTATAACAAAGCCAATATTAGAAAAGCCCAGGAGTATTATAAAAAAGAAGCAATTAATAGCTATGGATTAGCATTACAGAATCATGCAGTCGCTGAAGCTGATATGGCATTAGCTAAAAATGGTGGCAAGATTAATGACAAAGGCAAGTTAATTGTTGATGACTTTAAAGATAAATATATAGATGGAATTAAAGGATCAATCGCACCACAAGTATTTGATATTATTAGTCCAGCATTAAGCAAGATATGGGGGCAAGCATCTAGAAAAGCATCTGCTATACAAATAAAAGAAGTCAGAGAAACTCAATTATTTGAAGCTACAAAATATTCTGAACAACTTTTAGCTATGGAAACTAACCTTATAACCAATGGCACAGACAGTGATGAAGAATATGAGTTTATAGAAAGAGAAAAAGCAAGAGTATTCTCCATAATAGATGATAATGCATCGTCAAAACAAAAGTCAAAACAATTTCAGTTAGCTTACAACCAATCTTTACAACAAAATGTTTCTTCTAATGCAGTAGATCTAGCGTATGAAGCTGGTGTTTCTATACCTGATTTATTGGTTATGGCATTTGATACTGGTAAGACATTTGCAAATGATCCTAATATTGATGGCATTAAGATACAAAAGGTTATGGAATCTAAAATTGCTTTCTATGACAAGCTAGATACAGAAAATAGAGAAAAAATGAGAATTGACTCATCAGATTTATTTTCTACATTAGGATTAAAGATTCTTCTTAATGAAACTGTTTCTGAAAATGACATTTCTAAAATGCTTTTACCTGACCAATTAAGGTTTGCAAAATTAAGAGCAGCACAGTTAAAATTATCTACTACACAAGATGTAAAAGATTTTAATGATAATATTTCTAATAGATTATTAGCACTATCTTTTGGGGATATTAAACCAGCAAAGCCAACTGATG